TCTTATAAAAATAAGAGGTGGAATTAATATTAAGATAATAGTCAGAAGAATAAGTCTTACCCACAGAAGGGACAAGGCCAACACAAGAAGCAATATCCTTCCAGATCTTTAAAAATCCAGAGGGTGCCCGAACAAGTCCATCATCACCATTAATAATAATGGGAAGATCGACTAAACGAACTTTCTTGTTAACAGTCTCCTGGTAGGCATACCAACAGACGGTCAAATTGACCAGACATAACACAATGAAACTAACAACTGATCCCATCAGTTGACCCCAGACCTGAGGAACACCTTCAATCATATGACCCGTAAGAGCCTTATGAAATAGGGTACGCAGATCGGCAGGCATTTCTACAGCATCACAAATTTCATCAACACACCATGAAGAAACTTCAGGATCCAAAAGGTCTGTAGCACTCTTATAATCTAAAGAATGGAACTGACCCTGAGTATCCTTAAAGGTATGATTTAAAAAGTCCTCACTAACAGGAGAACCTATTAAATGAAAACAATTAAATCGTTTCATAATGCGATGGAGAAATTTCTGTACTGGCTTCAAGACGAAGTAAGTCAAAGGCGGTCCTTTAGAGATCGTCCTTACCTTTAAAGCTTCAGCCAAACTAACTAGTTTGACATCAGCAACTTCGTTCATTGCAAGTGAGCGAGCCCTTTCGTAAACAGATATATATATCTGATTAACCTCAGAACGAATTTTGGGGTTTACTACGAAACGCCTCGAGGCACTCGACTCGATTTCCTCATCTGCTCTATCAACAACTAAACAATCACGATACACTGCCGTTACGGCTTGAACATAGTTTAAACTAGGTCCAATGTCATCAACGGCAACATCCTCAAGAAGACCAAGGTCAAAAAGAGTCCCAAATGTTCCAAATTTCGACCGACTATCTACATAGTTAGCCTTAACAGAAGGAGCATAAGGATGATGAAGATCCTCATCGGTAATAGAACGATGAAAGATACTTCTAACAGTTCGACGTAACTTACTTCGAAAGGAATTTCGAAAGTGAGAGACAGGAAGCTGTTGTTTAGTAGTTAGAACTTTCTTGGTTGAAAGTTTACTTAGTTCACAAGCAACTTTCGACGGTCGAGGAAGACCCTTTTTTAGGTAAAGTATACCAACCGCAAAGCTTAAAGCCTTGTCAGTTGTTAACATTAATCTAATAAAGCGTCCCAATCGACCTCCTGCTAACATAGAAGGAATATCAATTTGTTCAAAAGGACAAACGGGTAATTCATTCTGGAGTTGGAAGGACATGAAAGCCGACAATTTATACTTCATAAAAGAGATCCAACCACACGAAACTGAGCATAATTGCCAGTGTGATAAGGTTGAAGTTCGATTATAACCATATGGTCTAAAACCATAAAGGGTACAATAGTCAACTAGAACATCAAGGGAGAGGGAAAGATTGGCTACATCGTCCGAACTAGACGACGTGGAGATCTCTTCTACCAATGAGTCAGAAAATTTACTGTTAACCTTAATCTTTGAATCGTGATCTACACCAAATACAGGCTGATTCTCTAAGCTATAAGTGCCTAAAACGGCCGAGCTTGAGACAGATGCGAGATTGGAACGATCGAGTTCAGAGAACAAGACAGAATCTTTTTCTGAAGTAGATGGAATGGTAGCTTCAACCGTTTTTGAACAAAACGATTGTTGTAGACCCA